ACAAATTGAGGGGTGGAAAAAAATGAAGTACTATACCGAATTATGTAACTTAGAATCTGTTTTAATTAATTTAGAAGGCGTTGTGGCAATTGTCGATTCGTTAACCACATCGTGTTTAGAGATGGATGAAAAGCGAATACAAGCCGCTCTCTTTCATGTGTTGCGCCAGTTAGAAGAACACGATTCTAGTTTTCAACAAAATTTTCAAGTTTTATTTGAAACCATAAGGGACGATACGCATGCAAAACGAAAATCCGTTCGGAAAAACGCAAAGTGATATTGATCAAGCCATTATGCAAGTCTGGGGAACTGCCGAAGACTTGGATATGTTAATTGCACGCTACATGGATTCGCCAGAGCGTATGACCGAAGATGAATTGGCGAATGCATTAGAAGGAATCAAGCAAATGATCGAGCTGCGTTGTTGGCATTTGCGAGATGTTTATAAAAAGTATTTTCAATTAGACGAATATAACTGGAGTCGAAATGTCTGAAAAAATAAAAGAAATGTTGGATGATTTTGCTGTAACTGCCGAATTAACGGTAAAAGATTTAAACATATTATTAAATTGTTTAAATATGCCTTCTCAAATGCCTGCAACAACAGCCATTTATTTTATTAACCTATTTCAAAATCAAGCTGGGCCACAAGTAGAAAAGGCTAAAAAAGATTTAGAAACTATTTCACAGGCGACTAAAGATGAGTGATAAATTTTTAAGAAACCTTTTAAGAAGTAAAGGGTTTTCTGCGGACATTTCTAAACAGATTGAAAAGGCTGTGGAAGATAAAGCCAAACTTGATTCTGAGCAAAAAGAAATGGCGGATCGGGAACTGGCACTAGCCATGACCCAAAACATCCTAAACGATGTCTTGCCACACCTTAGAAAAGCCATGGAAACCCCACCCACTAAAAAGATCATTGTGGACGATAAGTAGGGCGAAAACGGCTAAAAGTTTGCATAAGTAGATATAGGGACAGTAGGACTCGTTGGGAAACGCTCCGAACCCTCTATTCACATACACAAACACATAAAGGAAATACCATGAATCCATTTGAATTACGCTATGATTTACTCAAGACCTCCAAAGACTTCTTGACCGAGCAGTACAACGCTCAGTTAAAGGCCTGGGAAGTAGCAGACGAGGCTGGTAAAAAACTGCTTGAGAAAGCACCCCAGTTCCCATCGATGCACGAAATTATTGACAACGCTATTGAAATGAACAAGTTCATTAGCAGCACCATCGAGGCACAACTCGTTGATGGCGTTAAGCGTTTCAATAGAATTACCTCTGTATTCTGATACAAATTGTCGGTATTTATTAATAAGTGCCGACTTTATGAACATGTTTTCTAAACGAGAACTCTTCTATTTATTAACCGCACCCATAGTTCTATTCCTAACCTATAAGTTAAGTTTAGAACTGTGGTGCTTAACCTATGGGTTATTTTATGGCAGCTAAACCTGGGCTTTATGCCAACATCCACAAAAAACGTGAACGTATTGCCGCGGGAAGTGGTGAGAAAATGCGTAAGCCCGGCACTAAGGGCGCCCCAACCTCTAAAGCATTTAAGGAGTCTGCTAAGACTGCGAAAAAATGAAATCGATAACGAAGTACGAACCATCGATGTGCGACACGGTCATTGAGTTAGGAAAGACTGGAGCGTCACAAAAGATTATGTATTCCACTCTAGGTATTTCTAAGACAACGGGCGATCGTTGGAAGAAAGAAAAGCCAGAGTTTGCCGAAGCCATGGATAGGGCTGTTGTAGAAAGTCAAGCGTGGTGGGAAAGAGAGGCTCTGGCCAATCTGAATAACCGCACCTACAATACCCGACTCTTTGAAGTGGTTACTCGTGCCCAGTTTCCAGCCGACTACAAAGAACGCATGGAGATCAAGCAAGACATCAAGCAAGAAGTTCAAATTGACTTTGCTGGGGAAGTTTCCAGCCTAATCAAACAGTTGCGGGAAACCAAACTGTAGCCTTAAAAACTATTTCGTATTGTGAAATGCAACGCAGATAAAAATCTGTTAAAGTTTGCATAAGTAGTTATACGAGACCAGTTTAATAAGGAAAACAGTTATGTCCACAACGACACATGCAGTACTCTCAGCATCATCTTCAAAACGGTGGTTAACATGCACACCAAGTGCTCGTCTCGAGCAAACCCTACCAGAACCTAAAAAGTTACCAGGACAATTCGATTTTAGCCTCGAAGGAACATTAGCCCACTCTTTGGCTGAAATCAAATTGCGCTTGCATTACAATCAAATTTCCCACAAAGACTACGATGAAGAAGTCACGGAGCTCTACAAACATGCCTACTACAACCAAGAACTCGACAGCCACGTCGACAACTATGTCCTCTATGTCCGCTCCCAAGTCGGAGAACATGATAAACCTCTATTTGAACAGCGCGTGGACTTCAGCGATTGGGTGCCTGATGGTTTTGGTACAGCCGATGTGGTTATACTTTCTAAGCACTCCATTCGCATCATCGACCTCAAGTATGGCAGAGGCGTTCCAGTCCAAGCAAAAGACAACACGCAACTTAGACTCTACGCACTCGGAACCTATAGCAAGTTCCAAGAAGAGTACCCAGAAATCAAAACAATCGAGTACACGATCTATCAGCCTCGTCTCGATTCAATCAGTACGGATGGGACAACAATCGCCAAACTTGTCGATTGGGCAAACTACTATGTCAAGCAAAAAGCACGCAAAGCGTGGGCAGGTACAGGCGACTTCATCCCCGGAGAGCACTGCCAGTTCTGCCGCGCCAAAGCCGCGTGCAAAGCGCGTTCGGACTTCGTCAACGAAATAGCTGCACTAGACTTTAGACCAGCACCTCTGTTAACCGAAGAGGAGTTTGATTTAGTATTATCCCGTGCACAAGATTTAAAATCATGGGCAAATGATGTTGAGGCATATGCAACAGAGAAAGCAATTCATGAAAACAAAATTCCAACTGGATTTAAATTGGTTGTACCTAAAGGGCATCGTAAAATTGTGGATTATGATTTGGCTGTTAAGATCTTGGAAGAAAAAGGTTTTAACAAAGATGACATGTACGACCTTAAACCGAAGTCTGTGCCTCAATTGGAAAAGTTGGGTCAAAAGGGGCAAATAGTATCAATCCTTGGTGGTTTGGTTGAACGACCAGACGGCTCTCCAAAGTTAGTGAAAGACACTACTTTGGAAGAGGATTTCAAATGAGCACGCCCCTAATTATTATTTCAACTCTGATATACTTAGGGGTAGCAGTTGATCAATTTATGAAGGGTGCAATGGGGCCCGCAATAATGTTTGTTGGGTATACTATCGGAAACCTTGGTATACTCTTGACAGTACGGTAGAGATTGACACCGCTGAAGTTCAATCAAATTTAAGTTAATAGGAAAGCAAGATGGCTACTAAAAATCCTCGTGTTGTAACCGGCAAAGTTCGTTTCTCTTACGCTAATGTGTTTACTCCAGTAGACAAAGGCGATGGCAAGACACCTAAGTATTCTGTGTCAATCATCATCCCCAAGTCTGACAAAGAAACCATTGCCAAGATTAACAAAGCGTTTGAAGAGGCAAAGGCAAATTCCGCTGGCTACTTTGGTGGCACTGTACCAAAGATGCTCAAGGGCGGTTTGCGTGATGGCGATGCAGAAAAAGAAGATGCAGCATATGCAAACTCTTACTTCATCAACGCCAATTCTGTCAAGAAACCAGGTGTTGTCGATGCAGACATGAACACAATCATCGATCCCGATGAATTCTATTCGGGTTGCTATGGTCGTGCAGCAATTGAATTCTTCCCATACAACATGGAAGGTTCAAAAGGCATCGCTTGCGGTTTAGGTAATGTCCAAAAACTGGAAGACGGTGAGCGTTTAGGCGGTGGCGGTATTACCGCAGCAGTAGACTTCGCATCATAATTCACGGCCCGAGAGAGCCTCAATCTCTCTTCTCCTTGTTAGTAGTACCCTCGTTAGCCCCACCGAAGTTTGGTGGGGCGTTTTTTCCACAACTCTCTTATAATAAAAAACACATGGATCAATATCAAGAATATATCGCAGCAAGCCGTTATGCTCGTTTTATCGACGAAAAACAACGCAGAGAAACATGGGCAGAGACCGTAGATCGGTATGTCCAGTACATTTTTAGTCGTACACCCGCCATACAAAACAATGTAGAATTAAAGAATGAAATTTTTGATGCTATCCATAACCTAGATTTGATGCCGTCCATGCGTGCCATGATGACGGCAGGAAAGAGTGCTGATCGTGATAACACCTGTGTCTATAATTGCTCGTATCTCCCAGTGGATGACCCCAAATCGTTTGATGAGGCAATGTTCATATTGCTCTGCGGTACAGGAGTCGGGTTTTCGGTGGAGGCTAAATACATATCCAATCTGCCAGAAGTGCCTGAAAAACTATTTGACTCCGAGCACACCATCGTCGTCCACGACTCCAAAGAAGGATGGGCAAAATCACTCCGCCTACTCATTGCACATCTCTACGCAGGCGAGATCCCTAAGTGGGACGTCAGCGGAGTTAGACCTGCGGGAGCAAGACTCAAAACATTTGGTGGAAGAGCTTCAGGGCCGCAACCATTAATTGATTTGTTTAATTTTGTTGTAAACACATTTAAGCACGCACAAGGCAGAAAACTGCACAGTTTAGAGTGCCATGATATGATGTGCAAAATTGGTGAGGTAGTTGTCGTGGGTGGCGTACGTCGCTCGGCAATGATCTCGTTGTCTGATCTTGATGATGAAAGGATTCGTCATGCCAAAGCAGGTCCGTGGTGGGAGACAGCTCCTCATCGAGCTCTGGCCAATAACAGTGCGGTGTATAGTGAGACTCCTACGGTTGGAAAATTCATGGAAGAGTGGCTCTCTTTATATAATTCGCACTCTGGAGAGCGAGGCATTTTCAATCGTGAAGCGGCAAAGAAGACAGTGGCTAAGTACGGCCACCGTGATCCAAACTTCGAGTTTGGTACTAATCCATGTAGTGAGATTGTTCTACGTCCCTACCAATTTTGTAATCTCACTGAGGCGGTAGTAAGACATGACGACACTGAAGAAACGCTTCTTAGAAAAGTACGAATTGCTGCGATTCTTGGCACAATCCAGGCCACCTTTACAAAGTTTCCGTATCTGCGCAAAGTGTGGCAACGCAACACCGAGGAAGAAAGATTGCTGGGAGTGTCGCTTACAGGAATTTACGACAACCCATTGCTCACCACAGAAGGAGACAAACTAAATGCCCTACTTGCCAAACTTAGAGAGGAAGCTCGAAGAGCCAACGAGGAATTTGCAGTATTGCTTGGAATACCTAAGAGTGCTGCGATTACTTGCGTTAAGCCCAGCGGAACCGTCAGCCAACTCGTTGATAGCGCTTCTGGAATCCACCCTCGACACTCTAAGTACTACATCCGCCGAGTTAGAGGAGATAAGAAAGACCCTCTCACCCAATTCTTAATTGAACAAGGAATACCAAATGAAGCATGTGTTTATAAACCGGATCAAACTGTGGTGTTTAGCTTTCCTCAAAAAGCACCCGCCGGAATCACTCGATCAGATGTCACTCCTATACAACATCTTGAGCTCTGGCTTACGTTCCAGCGGCATTGGTGTGAGCACAAACCCAGTGTCACTATTTCCGTTGAAGAAAAAGACTGGCCAAGTGTCGGTGCGTGGACCTGGGAAAACTTCAGCGAAATCAGCGGAGTCTCGTACCTCCCGTACGACGGCGGCACCTACCGCCAAGCCCCGTACGAAGAGTGCACCGAAGAAGAGTACAACCAGCTCAAAGCCAAGGTCCCAACGATCAACTGGAACGAGTTCAAAGAAGTAACAGACAATGTGGAAGGAGCGCAACAGTTAGCATGTAGCGCTGGATCGTGTGAGATCTGATCCATGGAAGTGCCCACCGCTAAATCTATACAACTTTAGTATAGCGTGGCGGTGGCGGAGAATGTGATATAGTTGTACTTTATTAACCACCGACTCGTCGGTTTGCCTTGGGAGCATTTATGAAAAAGTTAGTTAACTTAGACTTTGAAACTCGCAGTACGATTGATATCACATCAAGCGGTTTAGATAAGTATGCAAAGTGCCGAACAACAAAGGTACTTTGCATGGCTTATTCAATCAATGGTGGAGAGGTACATCTGTGGACTCCAGATCTTGGACTCCCCCTCTGGATAACCACCAATCTAAAGAACATTCAATTCCAAGCATGGAACGCAGCATTTGAATACCACATCATGAAGTATGTATTGGGTTGGGATGTCGAGTGGGATCAGATGATCGACTCCATGGCTATTGCAGCCGCCAATAACATCCCGCAGGGCTTAGAAGATGCCGCCATATTCCTTGGCACGGCAGAACAAAAAGATACTGTAGGCAAACGCCTCATCACTAAACTGTGCAAACCCAATCGCAAGGGACAGTTTGTCGATGATCCGGTATTACTTGACCAGTTGTATGAATACTGCAAGCAAGACGTGCGTACCGAGATGGACATCGTGCGTAACCTACAACCACTCACACCACACGAGCAAAGTGTGTGGGTGCTCACTCAAAAGATCAACGAGCGTGGCGTACCCGTCGATCCAGACGAATTAAAGAATGCTTTAATTGCCGTTGAATCAGCTAAAGAATCCATTAATATGGAGAGCGTTGCCATCTCAGGATGTAAAGCAACCGAGACAGGTAAGTTATTGGGCTGGCTTAACGCCAAGGGGGCTGACATGGCCAACTTGACCGCCGAGTATGTTTCGGCTAAGTTAGTGGACACTAACTTGAGTGAGCCGATTCGGGATGTTTTACGGCTCAGACAACAAGGCTCCCAGACTTCGGTTGCCAAGTACGAGAAAATGCTAGATGTTCAGGTGGGTGGTAGGATTCGCAACACCTTGGTATACCACGGTGCTAGTACGGGGCGGTGGGCATCTCGTGGCGGTTTAAATCTACAGAACATAGCCCGTCCAACAATCGACGAGGATGCCCTTAAAACAGCCGTAGAGCGTGTTTTAGAGGGTGGGCAAGGGGGTACCATGGATGAACTCTCAAGTCTCGTCAGAAGTGCCATAAAAGCCCCCAAAGGGCAAGTCTTTGTGGATGTGGACTTCTCGTCCATTGAGAACCGAGTAGCCTCGTGGATTGCGGGTCAAACCGATAAGGTGAAAATGTTTCGGGAAGGGTTGGATGAGTACAAAATGTTTGCCAGTACGGCACTGTACAAAGTACCCTATGAGGAAGTTACCAAAGACATGCGTCAGATCGCCAAGTCGGCGGTGTTAGGGTGCATGTTTGGACAGGGTGCCAAGGGGCTGATGAACTACGCCCAAGGTATGGGGGTGGAGTTAGATGAGGGACAGAGTCAAGAGGCGGTTAACGCTTACCGGGTTGCCTACGCCAAGGTAAAGAACTGCTGGTATCAGTGCCAACAAAAAGGCATCGATGCGATCAACACTCCTAGCGAAACTTTTGAACTGGGCAAGTTGTTATTTAAGTATGCCAACGATGCACTATGGATGCGGTTACCCAGCGGTCGGTTTATCTGTTGGCGTGACCCCAAGATCGAGGCTCAGTTGACTCCATGGGGTGAAATGCGGGACGGCATCACCGTCCGCAGTCAAAACACCTTCACTCGGAAGTGGGGTAGGAACAACCTGATTGGATCGAGCATCTTCCAATCGGCTGTACAAGGTACGGCTAGAGATGTACTCGCCGAGTGTTCGCTCTTGCTTGAAAAAGAGGGTTTTGAAATTATCAACTTGGTCCATGACGAGGCTCTCCTTTTGGCATACGAAGACAAATCGGATACTGTACTAAAACAAGTGTTGCAGATCATGACAACCGCACCCTCGTGGGCAAAAGATTTCCCCTTGGCTGCCGAAGGGTGGGTAGATAAGCGTTACAGGAAGTGATTACCGATTAAGTGGAAAACGTTCTGTCCAACTAGTTATTATGTTCAGAAGGTTTTCTGCTTGTGCTTCCATTAAAAAATGGTTACCGCGCTCTAAATTATTCGCTAAATTAGTAATATCTTCAACATAATTATTTTGATTTAGCAACATGTTAACTACTTGCTCATGTAATTCTCTTGGAAGTCTTCGTTCTGGGTGTGCCACTAAATCTTGATCACCTGCTAAAATACGAACTTCTTCTAACAAGTTAACTGGAACATTAAAGTCTGGATTATCTGGATTATTAAAGTAATCATCCATACCTAATTCCAACAAATCACGATCATTAACATCTAATTCTCGTACTGCTTGCCTTGGAGCAGCAACTGGTCTTAATTGTTGTTCGCCCTTTGGTTCAATATCATTAAGTGGATAACGTTCCACCCACTGACTTAACATATTGAAGACATTGGTTCGTTGTGCGTCATTTAAACCATGTATTTCTTCGCCAGTATTTAATTTAGATAATGAATTTCTAATTTGCCGAGTAAGGTGGGGTTCGTCTTGGTTTAATAAAGCTTTAACAAGTCTCATGTGCATTTCTAGCGGTATTTTAGCCTCTGGTTCTTGATTACCCATCAGTATAGCAATGTCTTCATTGACTTGAGGCACATCATAAGTCCCCGGTCTTTCTTCTCGTTGGAAAAATAAATCAAGATCTCGTTTTATCAAATCAAAATTATCGGGGCGTGCCAAGAATTCTTTTAATTTAACCTCATCAAATGGGTTAGGGTGTCTTTGAGCATCGTCTTCAAAACCACCCCAGATTCCACTATCTTTTCTTGGATTTCGGTTGTACCAATTGTTCAATATATTGAACATATTGGTAGCTTGAGAACTAGTTAACCCAAACGGTACCGGTACTTCCAATCCCCCAGCCACAGCAGATGCAATTGTGTAATCTTTAATTTGATCAGCAACTGAATTAATTAAACTTTGATTATCTGATAAAATCATCTTCACCAATTTACGATGCATGTCAACTGGCAAATCGTATCTAATTGGATTACCAAGTAGTAAATTTAAATTATTCTCTTGATTAAAATTATTAACGGCGTGCAATGAATCGGGTTTATTTAAAATAAACCTGTCAAATTCATCCACAATAGCTTCTTTTTCAAATGGACTTAATTCTCTTAACGGAGGCTCAGTTAAATCAATTTTTCTTTCATTAGCCAAATTTTCTATATCATAAGCTCCAAAGAAACGAGGCAATAATTTTTCGTTCTTTACAGTTTCAAGAAACTTTTCTAATGTATCAAAATCCCAATCTGGTTGGTAGTCAGTTAATTTATCAATAACATAAGATGACCTATCAGTAAGATCAAGTATTCCTGGTATTTGTTCTAAATCAGAAACACGATTAATCACTTCTGCGTTTTGATTTAACCAATTCGTAACATGTTGTTCGTACGCTGGAGCAACTTCTCCGTTATCCGCACCACGCATTTGCGTGATATTTTTTTTCACAACTTGAGATTGTTGTATGATGTTTTTAATTTCAGGAAAAACACGCTCTGCTCCTGCTAATGCGTATCCTCGACTTGCATGTGTTTTAATATCTTCTTTAAATTTAGATAAGTAATCTGGAGCATGTTGTAGTATCCAACTTTCAGCAATAGTGACTTGTTCATTTAATGTTAAACTGGGTCTATCATATTTAGCTTGAATTGTAAATTGATATTTAGAATTAGGATCAACTAAAGAAATGATTTCACCGTTACCGTCTTTTACCATGTCGTAATAAGATTGGTAAGATAACTCGCCCGTCGCACCACGGGGTGGTCTGCCAGTATGGGGTTCTAACGCTGGACCATGACCAGGATAGTCGCGCGTACCATGACAGCCAGCACCAATACACTGGTTTAGATCTTTAGTGATCTGTCCAAAATCACGCTTGAGCATATCAGGATCAGCATCGTAACTAGCTTTATTAAATACAACCATCTTAGAACCATCGGGGAAATCACTATCGGTTTGTAATTGTTTAGCACGTTCAACTCGATAGGTTTCTATTAATTGTTCATTTTTTTGTTGTTCTTTTAATTTGTTTTGATAATCTTTAATCATGTCTTGCACCACAACACTTGGTGCAAGATTACTTATTTTCTCTGGATCATATTTTCCAGAAATTAAACCTTCCAATACATTTGATTTTATATCTTTAAAACCAGACTGACTGCGTGGTCTTGAAAATGTAACATCATAAACAGTACTCTTTGGATCTAATTTACTAGCGAAAGGAAAAGTGACTGGACCATACTGTCTTGGCGTACCTAAAGCAATATCATAATCCAACACATTTTCATACTGTTGACCCACTGGTGTAGTAGCAGTTACTCTTCCAACATCTTGAAATTGTGGTTGTGTTGGATCCACGCCACTTCTTTCTAATTGTTCGATTGCTAACAGTCTTCTTTCTTCTGCCTCTGCGGTATGTTTATTAGTATCTAATTCATCGTTTGAACGAAACAATCTGCTTAATGGTATGTTTGCTTCATTAATGACTTGCAGTAACGGATCAGTAGAAAGACCCGTAGCCATTTGGTTACGCATGTATTTTTGATAAGGCCCCATCACCCACTGGTTAAATATGGGAATTGATTTTTGAATTCGATCTAGTGTGGGCAATAAAGGTTGATCGGTGCC